TCGCTTTTCGGGCTAGAAGCTACAACACTTTCAGAAAACTTACATATATACTTAAAAGGTAAACTCATATTAATATATTAATACACAAGATTATTTATTATCAATATTTATTTTTTTACTATGATAAAGTATAGAAGCAGGATAAGATACAATTTCATGCTGTTCAGAAATATCTAAAACATCAGATAAAATATTTAATTTTTCAATATTATTAAAATCTTCAATACAAGAGCTTAATGCTTTTTCCCATTGGTCATGTTCTGTTGACATAACTATGCTTTCTGTTAATGTATCTATAATGCCTTTGTGTTCTTTAGATAATCTTTTCTTTCCGTAGTGGTTCTTTAGCGCCGATTCAGCTTGCTTGCGTAAAGCTTCAATGTTGTAAACCACTTCCTGGATATTCTTTCTACTGTGAACTTCGTCCGAGGCGAATACTCCACTAGGCTTGGTTGTTGTTCCTGCTGGTCTGCCATTGTCTTTTTTTACAGCAGGCTTTCCTGGTTGAGGCTGTCCTGGCTGAGGAGGAGGCGGTCCCTTTTTCATTTGTTCCTGAGATACCTTTTGCTGCTCCATACTCATCTCATGCTGCTCTTCCTTCATTTCTTGATCCTCTTCGTTTAGAATAGGCTGAGATGCAGATAGCGGAGTGTAAAACCCTTTCTCTCTATCTTCGACAAATCTTTCTTGCGCTGGGCGAAGATCTTGAGGATCTGGGTAAACGCCTTTCTTTAGGGCGGTCATTCCTTGTTCTGGAGTTATGATTCCCATCTCGATTAACCTGGACGTTACTCTTTGTAGTTGCACTTCATCCTTGATATCTATCTCTACGAATTTCGCCGTTGGAAAATTCTTAAAACCCATTGCTTGACAAACTTTCTTTATCTGGGGCTGCATAAAGTCATTAAGAAATGCACTTCTAGCTTCTTTTAATCTCTCTAGAAATATCTGAGCTTTTACTTGAGTGCTTGAGTAATTCTCTTTGCCCACAATGATGTTCTGCAAACCTTCCTTGATGTCTTCGTTTACTATTTGGTACTTAGTCGGGCCTAGAACCTTATTTAGATCAGGTATAACAAATTCCGCCTTGGTTGTATAGTCTGCAATCAACGCACGTCCAATGCTTTCATTTTGAAAGAGGGATTGCATTGCTTTTAAATTATTTGGATTAACTCCTCCTTTGTCTGGAGTATTCCCCATTGTCACCAATAAGATTACATTTTCAATGGTACGAGTTATGGCTTGATCTATTTTCTTTAACTCCATTTTCCAATTTATATCATCAAGTACAGAGAAACCAAAAGGAATAGCAAAAGGCTCATAATCTTGTTTTTTATAAAAAGAAAAAATTAATTTATTAGGATCTAAATCAACCATGATTCCGTCTGACATCCACTGGTTCTGCTTTATCTTATCTTTAGCGTCTTTAGGTAATGCATTAAACATTTCCTGGTCGTAGTCGGACTGAGGAAACTTCAACTTCTCTATGTCGTACTCACTTAGTATTTTTTTATAGATGCCATTCTTTGCGCTGAAAGTTAAGGCTCTGTCAGCCACAAAGTCATATGGGTTTAAAAATATATAGCCAACAGGTATTTTCTTGGATCCGATGTTTTTACTTTCTGCCCCATAAACCTGATTCAGTTTAATTAAATCTTCTGTAGTGAACTTGCCGTCCAGCTTGTACATGAAAACATTTCCTGACCTATAATACTCCCTGAAGTATTGATCCTTTAATTTCCATATGTTTATCTTCTGCATCCATTTGTCTATAAATATCTTGGCTTTCTCTGAGCCTCCGTCTAAATAAATGTCTGAATTTGAGAACTCGGCCATTACGTCTATAGCATTCCTGAAGATTGGTACATTCGCATAAGCTTTTTGACAAAGTTCAATAGAAATCCTTGGGCTTACATAAGAATCCTTGTACGAGTACGGCAACCCCAGACTGTCGATATTCGCATACTTGTTTGCCTTGGGTGGTTTTGTTGCCCTGTTTGATCTGTAACGAGTTCCTTCTTCTCCTTCTATTTGGCCTACGTTTCTAGAGTAATTTGCCTCGGCATAATAAGACTCTCCCGCTGTAGCTGGTTTTACTTCTTGAGTACTTTCGGCTTTACTTAATAAAGAATTTAAATCTTCTTTTTCTGCCTGACCCGCAGTTGCGTTGAATTTACTCCAGTATTCTGATTTCTTATTATATTTTCTTGGCATATTATATAGTACACCAAATCCTTTGAAAGTCCATCCAAAGTTGCAAAGTTAACTTTGACTTTACTTTAAACCATGATCGGAATAAACGTTGAATCAACATGCGCCTTCTTGGCATTTATCATGTCGTAATACGTCTTGATCATCCAATTCCCAAGAACCAAAGCTGAATAAGAATCCTTCCTTGTTTTACTTGGCCCGCTTTGCCTTCTTAGGTTTGACGGCAATCCAAAAGTTTGAGTTCCTTGGGGCGTAGAAGTTACCTGTATCAATGCACATTGATTTTTAGTATAGTTAACCATGTCCCATTGATGATCCAAGAAATCTATTAGCTTTGCTCCGCCGCTACTTTTCAAAAACTCTTTCTGATTGGGTACAAATGTTAAATCGTCTATAGGTACTTTTTTCTTTAATTGCATATGATAATTATCATCCAATGGCCTAGAACCAAACCATATTCTTTTGTGGTCTAAGTTAGCCTGCAAAAGTTCATTAGACTTTCGAATCCAGTCAGAATTGGCTTTCCTTAGTATACATATTTTTCTATCTTTTAAATTGTATTGCATTTTCAGCTCCCTGAGCCCTTCCTGGTAATGCTCCGTATTATCAAGGTCAGCAGAGATTTCCTGTATATTTATATTGCTTTTATTAAATTGCTCACTAGCATTAGCTCCCTGCAAAAATTGTACACCTCCACCATAGTCTCCAACAATAGCAACAATATTAAAATGAGTCAATAAGTAATGAAAGTAATTAATATGATCCTGCATCTTTAAACCAGGAACAGCATAACTATGAATTAAAGTACCAGATTTTGTATTATCATTTAATTTAAATAATTGCATAGCGAAATCGTCAGAGCTTTCACTCTCTGCCCAACTTGGGTCAAATGCTAACAAATATTTACAATCTCTATCTCCAGCAAGCTCCATGCAGGGAGTCTCTCCATCAGGTACAGTACATGCAGCCATTGTGGACGTCTTAAAGAACCCTGAGCTGTCGTCTGTAAATATAGCATTAAACTCTCGGTCAAACTGAGATTGACTCATTGTTTGCTTTGATTGATTGATCAAGTTTTGATCGTAAAGAGCCTCAGGAGCCACATCATAACTAAAATGCATTATAACTCTTTTTGAAGTATCTATGGAGCCTGGATGTGTTCCGTCTAGGATTAGATTCTCAAATGTCTCGTACACCTTGTATAAATATTCAAACTTATAACTAGCAGAGGATAATGCTATCAATTTATTGTTCGGCCATTGGTATCTATCCTCTTCCTTCATTTTGCCCTTAGCTATCATTTGATCTTCTAGCTTCCTGACCTTCTCTCTTTCGGTAGGGTTTTGAACAACACTAAGGAACGGCAAAATAACCTCATTGTAAATATGCTCTGGCATCAAAAGAAACTCATCAATAATAATTCTATGAAACCTAAAACCACGCAACTTCGAACCATCGCCCAAAGGTAAAGCAATAATTTTAGATTCTCCAATCTCTAGGGTCCACTGGTCGTTTTTCTTTGATTTCTTTGTTATGCATTGCGCTAAAAATGCAGCTTCTGGTTTTCTTGCTATATCCTCAATCTTTTCAAATATCATCTTCGACTGCCTGAACGTGGCGGCCATAATACCTATCTGCACTCCCTGATTAAATATCGCATCCAGGAAAGCATATATAGCAGTACTAAAAGACTTAGACATTCCTCGACTCCATATACCAAGAAAGTAATCTGTTTCCAGCATCGATTTGATGGCTAAATGTTGAAAAGGAAAAAGATCCACTCCAGCTATTAAGTTGGTTGTAAAAGTTACATTATCCCTAAGGAAATTATGAAGCAAAATCTTTGCGTCTGGTTCGTCCAGATACCCTTTAATCTTCAACATTTCATCGTTGACGTTAATCTCCTTGTCGTTGTTTGCTAGTTTGCCTTCTTGCCAAGTCATTGTTTATCTATAAAGTATTGTAAGTCCGTTCCCCATAATTTTTTACCATATACCAAAAGCTTGGGTATCATTTCTTCTGATTGCTTCCTTCCTCCAGTAAAAATAAATTGACATTTTTTAGCGAATTTATGCATGAGTAATCTCATGTTGTGCCAGATGTATGGAAGGTTTGATTGCCTAGGTCCGTACATATTGTTTTTTATAATCGCTTCTATCGAACTTTCGACTACTATAAAAATATATGCATCAAATTCTTGCGCCCTTTCAAGCTCTCTAGTGAATCTCTTAAACCCTGTAGTCATTGTGCCCTTGAAGTCTGATTCGCTTTTCCTGTCAACATAAGTATAGTCGTAATGCGGCGCGCCAACAGCGTAATCGCCAAAATCCAATTTCATAGACATGGAGTTGTTAAACTTTAATGGTTGCTGCTCACGAGTGTCTATCAGTATGTTAATATCATCTAATTCTATATTTCTTTCAAAAAAACCTTTCATTATATTTTTATCCAATAATGGTTTAATTTTTATATCATTGCATGCTTGCGAATAAGAACCAAAAAAATACTTATACATATCCATTGATGGCAAGTCATGAAGAAGAAGTTCCAGGTGGCACGGAGCATATGCCAATTCCTTGCCCGTAACGCGCTGCTGAAGGCGTTTTAATATATATTCCTTAACTTCCTCCTTGTCGGCACCTAAAGCCCATTTACGAAGGTTTCCCTGCGACACAAAATCAATATTAAAATAATCATCTTTATTTTTAAATTCTAATAATTCATTAGTTAATTTATCCCGACGCTGATAAATATTAACATAATATTCAGCAAGAGGAATTTTATGCGTCTTGGGAATGTGCAAGTGCAAGCCTCTTTCATTCTTGAAAGATTTATTACATACTTTACATTCGCAAGTCATCTATAAACAAAAATAAGCCACTACAAAATGCAGTGACCTATTTCCATGCGCAATTAAGCAAAAAAATATATTAAGCAACAACTTCAGTCTCTGCGACTTCAGCTTCACCTGATTCGTTTTCTGCGGCTTCTGCGTCAGCTTTTTCGATATGTTCAACTAACTTCTCTTTGTCTTCGTCGGACATCTTGTCCAACTCAGTGTTAGCTAATTGAATCGAGTAGCTTTTTGCCGCCTCAATTAGGCCGTTAAGGTTTAACTGATTGAGAATGGAAGTTCCAAGGGTCTCAATCATTTTATCTCTGATAATTTTATCGCTCATAATTATTTAAATTTTATTTTATATTTATTGTTTAGTTTAGTTATAAATTGTTTATTGTTTAACTGTAGTTTTCTTTATATCTGCTACTGTTTGTATTATATATTGAAGAGTAGTATATTTCTATATTAAAGTTTGTATTCTACCTTGCCCTCGTCGAGAGACTTGTTTTCCGGCTCTTTGACCTGCTTTACGGAATACGTTGTGATTTCTTCTCCACCAATATCCTGTTCAACTAAATTCTTAGGGCTCACGATTGAGCTAAGGGCTTTAATAATAATGTGGTCCGTTTCACCAACAGGCTTAAAGTTAGCCTCTTTTTCAAAGATCTCTTGGATCTTGGAGTATTCATAGTCGCCAATTAATAGTTCAATTTTTTTCATGTTGCATCGTGTTTAGAGATTCCTAGTATTCTTGCTTTCCAGCTATCCATATTATCAAGTCGAGTAACCTCTTCGTCAACTAATTTTTTCTGCATCTCTGCTAATTGTATCATTCGGAGTCGTTCGTCCTCAACCTGAAAGTTCTTTACCAGTGAGATTATAGTAGCGTTTTCCTTGCTTCTGTTCTTTAATCTTTCTGAACGGTCTCCATTTAATTTTTTAATTAATGATTCCATTCTTTTTTCACATTTATCGTATTCATCTGTTTTAGATTTTAATACTTCTGCTAATCTTACTGTCATGTCTTGTTGATCTTCAACTTCATTAAACATTGTATTTAGCTTTTCAATGTGAGATGATATATTTTTTAAATTAATATAATCAACACAAACATTAATATATAAATTTATTTCATCACTTGTTAAATCTGGTTTATCCCATGTTGCTCTTATAAACTCGGCCTCAAATAACTCTCTATCTTTCATGTTGCTGTAGTTACTTATGACTTGTATGAATCTTGGCGCCGAAAGACTTTTTATTAAACTTTCAATACAGTCAGTTTCATCATGGCTGAGCTTTTCTTCTTTTAAGCCAGCAAAGCAGAATTCGTTAATCTTATTTAGCCCAGTAGATAGAAGCTTGGGTGGAGCGTAAACCCTATTGACCGCACTCTCACTATCATGGACGTAAGCAGGCTCATATTCTCTAAGAAAATCTAAAACAGCCACATGTTGCTTCGAGAATCTTTTCACAGACATTTCTGGCCAAATCATCTCTGCTATCTGGAAAGCGCTAAGACCGTTCTTGGCTTGCTGCTTGGCAAACTCAATCTGATGGTCAGTTAATTCAATATCCTCCACCTTATCCCATGCACTGGTCTTGTAATCCATGCTCTGCTCCGCAAGAAACTTCTTTACAGCGCGACCTTCTTTACTTCGACCATCAAGGTCTTCGTTCTGGAATACGGCTTTTGTTAAATCTAGTAAATTAGGAGTTTTTTTAAAATTATCCCTAATGTATTGTTTTTGTTCTTTAGATAATTTCGTTGTCATCTCCTAAAAATGCTATACCTTTCTTTGTTAGTATTTTAACAGCTTTGTCTTTTAAAGTTTTCTTTAAATTTTTAATTTGTTTGTATCCGGCTTTTCTTCCTGACTCTGTGCTTTTGAAACCCATTTGATCTGCAACCTCTTGATCTGTTAGGTTCTGTATGTAAAGTAATTCAAAAGCCTTAAACTGCCTTTCGTTTAGGCAGCCTTTTAATTCTTTGATTAATTTATCAGAAGCTGAATTTATATCCATGTCAAGATGATTATCTACGTTTCCATCGATCTCATGAATATGACTGTCTAGCGATAAAGTGATTTTTACATTGTATGCGTGCTTTTTTGTTTTGTCCCATTTTTTATATAGCGGGCATGTTCTGTCTTGTTGTCCAGATTTAGTGAAGCTGCACAATTGCATATCTGCATCGTTATTAAACGGGCAGTTTAAGCATGGGCGGGCGTAATTACTGTAATGGTTCCGAAGGATATTCTTCATCTGATTTGCAATAATTTTATTAAGCCAGGGCTTTATTGGACGCGACTGGTCCCATTGATCCCATTTTTTTGCAATATGCGCCCGTATAATTTGGGATACGTCGTCAAAGTCTATCCATGCTACTGAGCTTAAAAACCAATTCCTCTTTCTTTTGATCAGCTCTTTATCTATTACATCATTAAGGTCTTCGTACTTTGCATTAACTACAGGCTCCTTGAGTTCAGCGTCTTCTGCGGGCTTACTTGTTGGTGTCTTCTTTTTGGGCGGCATCAATAATATCTTTAAAGTTATGGATTGTGTTGCCCGATTTAGTTATCTCGTAGCTTAATGAGGATATATTTGGAACATGATCTATGTCCGTTTCGTCCTCTGACAAGGAGCCTCTAGATTGCTTCCTGGCTTCCATTTGCTCTCTGAAGCTTCCGGCGCTCTTGCGAACCATTGGCTTCTTGGTGGCTTGTGGCTTGACGCCGCTTGATGCAGTTTTCTCCATAGGAGTTCCGCAGGAAGAACAAAACTTTGGCTTAGCGCCAGAGTACTCGTTTTTTGCTCCACATTCTGTACAAAATATCGTTTGCATAATACTTGTATTATAAACAAGCACATGCAATATATCTAATAATTTATATCAGATACCCAGCAACTATCCTTGCCTGCCTACGCATAAACTCGTTGGTTGTTTTATCAAAACACTTACCTTCACCAGAAGCGCAAGAGTCCATGCTGCATTCATCTACGTAACCTTTTACATAGTCTACCCCCAATATGCCAATCACGGTGTCGTTTAGAGTCTTTATCGGGACATTGTAGATGCTTTTTACCCCCTTGTCTTGAGCCATCATGGCAAATGCATGATCTGGAGCGGATTTAACATCTGAGTAAGCGAACGATCCATCGCTAGTCAACTTATTAATATAATCGTGAAAATTTGAAACAATATGGTTTCTTGAATTCTCATGCTCCCTGCTGATTCCAGGAAGAACCATTTCATGAGTACAGCTAAACTTCTGCTGGCTTCTTCCTGAAACATAATAACTACCATTATGGAACTGCATGATATAAGCGCGGTCAGCGCCCATTTGATTCATTAAGTAATCTAGGGCAGTGTAAATATTTTCGTTATTCTGAGTTTCGCTCAGTATTGGGTCCTTTTTTTTCGCAATGTCTTTTGCTCTTTTTCTTGAAATTAGTACGCTAGCTATTGTTGCTGACGCGCCGATTACCGCAGATACTATTACATAAATCCCATCCATACTCTTGGTTACACTACTTTTTGTATGTTTTTAATTTTGTAATTATATATTTTAATATTTCACTTCTAAATATATCATTTTCATTAAACTTAAAGCAATGTATACCTTTTTCTTTACTTACTGGGTCGTTGAATAAGTTGAACATATCTGAGAATCCGCTTCTGCTGCCAATGTCGCTTTGCATCATATCGCCGCATACAAAAAGCTTTGTGTTTTCTCCTATTCGAGTTGTCATCGTAACAAGCTCCCTGAACGAGAAATTTTGAGACTCATCTGCTACCACAACTTTATTAAACCAACTCGCTCCTCTAAGGAAGTTGATTGGCATGGCTTGTATTCTTCCGTATTTTAAAAGCTCACTCTTTATGCCAGAACCTTTTGGAAGCATCTCTTCGAGCTTGTCCTCTAGTGGAGCCATGTAGGGATTAATCTTTTCTTCTAGCGAGCCTGGTAGCGCCCCAAGCCCCTTGTCCGCACTCTCGATTGCAGTACGAACATATAGCAAATCCAATTCATCGTTTTTTTGCAAATGTCTTAGCGCTGAAAATACAGCCATGTATGTTTTAGTTGCTCCAGCTGGGCCGGAAACAAATATTATCTTTGTATTCTCGTCCATCGATAGATCAAGGAAAACTTTTTGCTTGTCGCTTAGGTTTTTGCCTTTTATTACTATTTTGGTCTTGAATGGGTTTATGTCAAACTCTGGGTCAATATCTTTTGGTGCTTTTTTTCTTGGCATTTGTTTAAGGGTTATTGATTATTACTAAATATTACACAGACTTTAGTGTATTATATATTATATATGTCAAATATTTCTAAATACGATATTCTGGAGCTTCTTGCAAAGAAAATGCCTTTTTATGCGGCCACTCAGTGGCTTAAAGCTGAAAATGAAGAGCTGGATGGAAATACTCCTTCTGACTATATGAAAGAAGGTAAATTAAAGGAAGTGCATAAAGTGCTGGTTAAAGAATTGGAGGGTAAATAAATGGCCGACTGGAGTAGTGGTTGGCTTCCAGGAGTCGCTAATGGGCACACTCACGTGCTAACGCATAACTTAGGCACAACAGATGTAAACTTTAGAACTTACATAAGTTTAGACGCAGCAGGCGCCGGCCATGTTCAAGAAGCATTTTTTAATGCCTCTTTCGTTAGTAGCACTGCTGGCACTGCTTACGGCGGCAGGATCACATCCATAAGCGACACTCAAGTAACCTTTCAACAAGCTAATGAGGGTTGGTTTATCATGAACACAAACGGAGGAGCGGGATCTGTTGGTAATTTCGCTACTTCTTGGATTAAAATAATAGGTACATCCTCGGGCGGTGGCGCTTTACCAATTGCGACTGAAAACGACCTAGGGGGAGTAAAAGTTGGAGATGGATTATCTATTACTCAGGATGGTGTCTTGAGCGCCGACGATGTTCCAGGCATGGGTGATTTATGCAAATTATCGACAGAAGAAGGCGGGGGATACCAAATGTTCCGCAATGGACTTACAATGCAGTGGGTTAGTAGTGACCCGCTTACAACCGCAGGGGTAGTAGTGATAAATTTTGAGAAACCTTTTGCCTCTACCCCATTTAAAGTTACCGCTTCCACCCGCTACCCAAGTGGAGATCCATTTTCCCAGCAATTGATTCAAGTAATGAGTTGGGACGCTAACGGTGTTACGGTTTTTGCTCAATCATTAGGTGGCGACTTCAAGCCAATAATTGCCGATATATTCGCAATAGGTATTTCTGAAGTCACAGACTGCCCAGGCAGCACTGACTCAGGCGACCTCGACGGAACAAAGATTAGCCTGCTTGAGAGCACTAGTCAACTTAAAAACAACGATTTATTCGTTATTTCAAAAGAAAACACTGGAGATCAGGTTTATGACATTTCCCAGAAGGTCACATTGGAGGATCTTGCCACTTTTATAAAAGGCGCATCTCCAACTCCGACTCCTACGCCCGATGGCGTAGTTCATTTTAGCTCCAAGATAATAAGTAACGCTGCCAATGATACAGATTCAAAAGCTTTTGTGGTTGACCCGTGGTCGGATATAACTGCCGTAGGGGTTTATGAAATTCAATCGACTTATGCGTTTAAATTCGCTCCGTCAGAAGAGTTCACCACACTTGATCCAGACAGGACTGGTGATGGCTGGACTAACTCTACTGGACTAGGAAAAGCTGTGCCAGTTGTCGCAAAGCAAGACCTAAAATCTATGGCAATTCCAGCGGGAGCAACTGTCAAGTTCTCCCTAGACTGGACGCACTTAGGTGCAACCTACGTGCACCATACTTACAGCAGAGAAGATTTAATATTTTTCGAAATCACTGGTCCAGCTTTAATAGTTGATCTTTCGCCAGGCGAAGAACCACCTGATGCGTCAGCTGGGACGCACCTAGCAAGCGTGGGTATAACCGAAGCAACAGTTTATAATTGGTATGACATACTTCAGTATCCAGCTTACGGCGGATTAAACTCGCCTAGAGCGATATTTGATCAAGGGACGCTTTTGCAATTTGCAGACGATCTTAATGAAGCAGTAGATACTAACGTTAACATAAATAATCTATATGTAAATCTGCCAGCTGACGGAGATTTTAACCCTCCCGCAATTGGCAGATGGCCGGAGGTGGTAATTAATCAATTAATATTTGGTGCGTTTTTGAGTCAGGACGCTATAGATGGATTATTTAAATTGCCAGCTACTAGTGCCGTTAGCGGGGACCCAATTGACCAAAGAACTCTACGCAACATGCCCTATACGTCAACTTTGATTATAGAGTAGGAGTTTAATAATATGGCTGAATGGAGTAGTGGTTGGATAAAGGGAGTTGGTTCGATTGGCACGGGATACGGACACCTTCATGTATTAGAGCACAACCTTGGCACGACAGACATAAACTTCAAGGTTTATGTAAGTATGCATCCCGACGGCGTCGCCTACGCTCAAGAACCTAATGATCTTGCTCGGACGCAAAATATAAACAATGCGTATGGCGGCTCAATTGTGTCAATAACTCCAACTACAGTTAGCTTCCGAGAGGCTAATGTGGCGTGGATAGCAATGGAACCAGACGGAAATATTGGATTTACCTGGCATTACAGAGGAACCTGGATTAAAATAGTAGGAATTGCCTCGGGAGGAGGAACTCCAATCGCAACAAAAGAAATCCTTGGGGTGGTTAAAGTTGGAGATGGATTATCTGTCGAGCCGGATGGCGTTTTAAGCGTTAATAAGGTCCCCGGTATTGGCGATTTGTGCAAATTATCAACAGACGAAGGCGCGGGATATCAAATGCTCAGCAATGGACTAACAATTCAATGGGTTAGCAGCGAACCGTTCCTGGTGGAAGGAGTTCAGACGGTTAATTTCCCAATACCTTTCTCTTCGAGGCCATTTGAAATAACCACCTCAACAAGAAACCCCTCTGGAAATATTTTAGACAAAAGTTGGATTCAAGTTACGTCGTCAGATGAAAATGGAGTAAACTTGATCAGCCAATCTTCTGGTACTCATGGATCTATAGTTGCAGATATAATCGCAATAGGAATCACTGAAGCGGTAGATTGCCCAACTGCTAACGCCCCTGGCGAAGCAAATAATAAAGAAACAAAAATCAGCGAACTCACTAGTGCTATTGAATTAAAAGGAGATGATTTATTCGTTATTTCGAGAGAAAATACTGGAGATGATTTTTATGATATTTCTCATAATGTTACCCTCGCGAATCTTGCTAGCTTTATGGCTGCAGATCCAGATCCAACGCCTGCTGGAATAGTTCATTTTAGCTCAAAGATAATAAGTAACGCCTTTTCCTCTACAGAATCTAAAGCTTTTGTGGACGATGCGTCTTCAGATATAACTGCAGCAGGGGTTTATGAAATTCAATCGACTTATGCATTTGAATTATATCTTACCTCCAGCGGATATCGGTATACCAAGCTTGACCCAAATAGAGCTGGTGATGGCTGGACTAGCCCTACACTAGGAAAGGCCGTGCGAACTGTCGCAAAGCAAGACCTAAAATCTATGGCGATTCCAGCCGGAACAACCGTCAAATTCTCTCTAGACTGGACGCACTTAGGCGCAACCTATGCATACCACAATTACACCAGAGAAGATTTAATATTTTTCGAAATCACTGGTCCAGCTTTAATAGTTGATCTTTCGCCAGGCGAAACATTGCCTGATGCGTCGCCTGGAACTCATCTAGCAGACATGGGAATAACCTCAGAAAAAGTTTATGATTGGTACGATATATTGGAATACCCAGCTGCGGACCAAAATGAGTCACCTAGGACGATATTTAATAGAGGAACAACGTCACAGCAAGATGCTGATATTCGCGAGCCATGCTACAAGAGTACTAAAGTAAATAACCTATACCTCAATGGGCCGGGCGCAAAGAACGCGGTTGGCATGTGGGGAGAGGTAGTAGGGTCAGAGCAGTTTGTTGATGGAATTTATGATATGTCTATAGATTCGTTATTTAAATTGCCAGCTATCGGCTATGGGGTCGCGATAGACCAAAGAACTCTACGCAACATGCCCTATACGTCAACTTTGATTATAGAGTAGGCCCTATTTTATTTTATTGTACCAATATTTAGAACTTTGACGCAGTGCGTCATTTGATTCCCTTACATACTCCAAAGTAGAAATAGCCAGCTCAAGCTTTTGCTCAATAAACGAAGAGTCGCATTCGTCTATTACTTCTTTTATTATGTCCTCAATAAAGTCTATGTACGGACAAGTATTTGTCGGTATTTCTGGCGCTGATTGTTTTAGTTTGCTTAATTTGTTGATGTCCATACTTTATGGTACACATCAAAAAAAAACAACAGTTTTACTTTTTCTTATTCTTGTATCCTGAATCGGAAACTGGTACGCATTTGCCGTCTTTCTCGACATATCCTTCGTTGCACTTTGGCGGATAACCAGCTTTTTCGTCAGCTTTTGATTTTTTCTTTTTATCTAAAATACTTTTCTTTATAGCGTCAGGAAGTTTTTTTTCTTTGTCTGTTAGTTTTTCTTCTTTCTTGCCGTCCTTCTTGTCGTCTTTTTCGGCTTTAGATTTGTCCTTCTTTGGTTTCTGAGCTTTTTCGTAAGCGTCTTTCTTTGGACGATCTTTATCGCCAGGTTTTGCAGGTTTATAATCTTTACCTTCGCGTTTTTTCTTTTTGCGGATATTGTCCCAAAGACCTTGCTTGCTTTCGGATTCGTCTAGAAATTCTTCTTCTGATTCTTCTTCTCCTTTTGTTACTTTCGTGACGCTCTTCTTGCTCCACATTTTGCAACTCCAGTATTTTGCCTTAGTCTTGGGTCCAGGATTATCGCATCCATGACGTGCGCGAAAACTTTTACGACGAGCAGGATCATCACGCTTGATTTCCATGTTTGGATCGCCGAAATTAACTTTAACGACATTACCCTTTTCATTCTTGACGTATACCGAGAACTTCTTTGGCCCTCCAGATGTACGAAATGGCTTATTAAGCTTTTTGCCTTTTTTCTCTTCGGCCGCCCAAGCTTCTTGCGTTACTTCTTCTTCTGTACCTTCCGCCTCTTTAAGTTGGGCGCGAATAGCATTACTAAAATCAAGTTCGTCATTTTTATCGTTCATGTATTATATATTACACGAATTTACCTGTTATTTCTATTTCGGCGCTAGAGAATTAACTGTTTTTTTTATAT